TGTCCGACAAATTGGACACAGAAATAACGCAACGCACCAATGCTGATGTAGGACTGTCGGACCAAATTACGGCAGAGAAAAAGGCGAGAGAAAGTGCGGATAGTTCGCTAAGCAGTCGCATAAACAACGAAGTGACAATACGACAGGCGGCGGATAATGAACTGCAACGCAATATCAGCGGCGAAGCAACCGACAGGGAAAATGCGGACAATACGTTACAAGGGAATATTGACGCAGAGGCGAAAAACAGGCGGGTCGGTGACAGTGAATTGCGAGAACAAATTTTAACCGAACAGACAAACAGAACAAACGCCGACGATATACTGAACGGCGGAAAAGCCGATAAAACCGATTTATATGGCAAGGAAACAGATGTTGTCCATAAAATAACGCACAGTTTGAAAAAGTCTGATTTTATTATAAACATAAATCAAGGAAACGGAAACGGCACAATAACGATAAACAGTTTGGCGGTGCAGACTAAAATCTTTTTGGACGGGAATGCAGCGATACAAACAGAGCCGATTTCAGCTTCTTTTTCTGCGGAAAAGGGCGAAGAAGGCGAAAAGTGGGTTAATTTGCTCTATGACCAATATACAGGTAAACTCGGACTGGAAGTTACAGAGCAACCAGAGGCGGGAAATGTTGCAAAGATAGCAGTAACATATATGAAAGCCGAAGTTGCCGAAATGTATGCGGGTCAACTGAAATTTGACGGTATCAAAGATTTGAGAGCATTAAAAACAGACAATAAAAATTCGTTTTTGGAGGCGGTCAATGAAATTGCAACAAAACTGACAACTGAAATTTCGGACAGAGAGGACGCAGAACATTCACTGACTGAAAAAATCAGTACTGAAATTTCGGACCGACAGGCGGCGGACAACGAGTTGAAAGCGAAAATATCAGAGATAAATACTGAACTGACAACGGATAACCTGTTTTATGATTTATCTAAATACGTCAACAGTGACAACAAATTAGTCACTGACGACAGCGGTGTACAGTATTTGTCATATTCGGGTTCGTTTGAAAACGGAACGTATTTGTATCACAATTTTGTTGTTGATAATTTCCGCCGTAAACCGAAAACGGAAACCGCATTAGAATTGACATTCAATGTGGCGTCACGTCATATAGCTGTGGACGATTGTGACAGTGGCGGTTTGAATAAAGGTGAAACAGACGTATTGATTACATACACTGATACAACAACAGAAACATTCGGACAGTCATATTACACAGCAACCGATACCGGTGATAAAACAATCACGATAAACGGCACATCAGAAACGTATAAAACAACAAAATTTAAAATTGAAATCCCTGTAAAAAAAGAAATTAAATCAATTTCATTCCGAATTGTATCGGGAAATGCGTGTAAACAGAAAACATTAATACAGTCGGCTGTTTGTTATGATGATGAATGTGTGGCGGTATTGCGTGATGATATTAACACGAATACATCAAAAATTACTGCCAATACAACAAAAATCACCGAAATTGATAAAACAGTTACAGACATTTCAAAAAATCAAATATTTGTCGTGTGTGACGGCGACCACGACGAATTAAAAATACAGGCGGCGTTGTCGAGAGCCATACGAGGCACGGTAGTATATATCATGGGTGATTGTGTACTGACTAACGAAAACACACAGGACAGTGGGCTTGTTTCGGGGTTCGGTCATTATAATGCTATATTAAATGTAGGTATACGAGTTACATTAGACGGTACTTACTGTAGTTCAATTACTTTTAAAAATACCAACCCTGCCGCACGTCAAGTTATATTCTTCTTGGGTATTATGGCGAAGTTAAAAAATATAAATTTCCAAGAGGATAACACCACCTGTACTCAAACATCTGTTAATCCTATGATTTTATTTGGCAATAGTAACGCAATCGTTGATAATTGTGTATTAGGCAAAGTATATGATGTAAATCAAGATGATAGTACCGTTGGTAATATCATTATGTGCAGTGGTTCAAAATTTACAAACAATGTTATTGACGGTTGGTGCTTAAAAACAAAAACCAATATAGGTGCATGTATGAAATTTACAAAAGTTTTTGTAGATAACAATAAATTTACAAATATATGGACTACCGATAATTCAGATTCGGGATATTTAATGTCTGTATCAGCGTCGATATTTATAAACAATGTATTTGAAGATAACACCATACCACAAGGGGAAATATATTTCAGCGGTAACAACAGTCTTTGTAATCATAATATTTTCAATAGTAGTGATATCGGTAATATTACACTGGCAGGTAATACAGCCAATAATGTATTTATTTCGTTAGATTTGAACGAGTGTATAGCAGTCAAATTGAGAAGTATCTGCAATGACAATACATTCTTTGAATTAAAGGTAAAAGAAGGTGACTGCGCTTTTGATTTGGGTGTAGAAGCAACATTTGCAAACAATTATATTAAAAATCTGTCTATTATAACAACAGATAGTACAGAAGTTAAGGGATATAATATCCTTTATGCAAACAAGGCATTTTGTCGTGATAATGTGATTCTATTATCTGCGGCAACAAACGCATTAGAAAATCTGTACGTTATCGAAGCTAACGCTTCGTCGGTTGTAACGGGCAATGTCACAAGTGCAAGCTCAATAGGTCTACTGGACGAAGGTTGTGTGGCTGAAGGTAATACGGTTGCATGGAGTTAAGGAGGTCGAATATGTACAAATTTTATATGAAAAACGGGCAGGCGTATTTCTATGAACGTGGTGTCGAAATTGACGGCACGGTGTACGGAATACGAACTGACAGCGACATACTGCGAATTAAACGCAGTGTTGTAAACAGCAAATTTGCTGAAAGCGAAGAAGATTTTGATATGAATGTAGAAATCGCAAAAATTCAGCATACGAGCATCACATTTAAACAGCCGACAGCTGAACAGCTGTCACAAATACAGGCGAAAACATACAACAGTATGACAGAATTAAAACAGCACGTTCAGTCCATTATGAACGGTGAGCTGACACAGGACGAAATTAATGCAATGCTGATGTTACAGATTGCGGAACTGAAAGCAGGTGTTGACGGTGAATAAAACATTGATAAAAAAATACTATCAAATGGGTATTTACAAAGAAAAACATTTAGATATATTCGTCAAAGCGGGATATATCACAGAAGACGACAAAAAAGAAATTATGGAGGGCTGATATGGAGGCAGAAAACGAAAAAGAAGTGTGGGAGCGTCTGACTGCCGTAGAGCAGTCCACCAAGTCGGCACACCACAGAATTGACGGTATCGAAAAACTGACCGAAAGCGTCCACATCATAGCCACGGAAACTAAGGCAATGCGTGAGGACGTAAACGATATTACATCACGGGTAGACGAAATAGAAAAACGTCCTACAAAGCGATACGAAACAGTAGTTACCGCCATTATTACGGCAATAGTAGGTGGATTGATAGGCTATTTTATAAAAATGATAGGAATGTGAGGAGGTATACATAATGAAAGAATGGATTAAATGTGCGGGTATTCGTGCTATTAAAACAGTAGCACAGACGGCAGTAGCTACAATCGGTACGGCTGTCGCAATGGGCGATGTCAATTGGGTAATGGTCGCAAGTGCAGCGGCATTGGCAGGTGTACTATCGTTGTTGACTTCGGTGGCAGGATTGCCGGAAGTAAACAATGAAAAGGAGTGATGATTTATGCGAATTGGTATAAACTGCGGACACACTGTAAGTGGCACTGTCGGTTGCGGTGCAGTCGGATACATAGATGAGAGCGTAGAGGCTCGAAAAGTTGGCTACGCTCTCGAAAATTTGTTAAAAGGTGCAGGTCATACGGTGTATGACTGCACCAATGACCATGCCGACAGTGTCAGTGAAAATTTAAACAATATTGTAAATATGGCAAATGCACAACAGCTTGATTTGTTCGTATCGATTCACTTTAATAGTGGTGGCGGAAACGGTACGGAAGTGTGGACATATGGCGGGAAAAAGTTCGATGAGGCAACAAACACTTGCGAGGCTATAAGCAAATTAGGCTTAAAAAACCGAGGCATTAAGGACGGGACAAAACTATATGTAGTCAGACATAGCAACGCAAAAGCGATGTTAGTCGAGTGTTGTTTTGTGGACACTGACGACACGGAAAAATATAAAAGTATCGGTGCGAATGAGTTCGCAAAGGCGATATTAAAAGGAATTACGGGGCAAACAGTAGAAAGCGAGGATTTAACTATGGAAAGATATAACGAATTAAAATCATTAATCGAAAAACAGGCGGCGGCTATATCGGCATTACAGGAAGAAAATAAACAGTTGAAAGCCGTTTTACAAAATACAATGGTGTATGATTATGTTGATAAGAATATGCCACCATGGGCAAGAAAAGCCGTACAAGCGGCAATGGATAACGGTGCAATTCAAGGTGATGAAAATGGTCGTCTTGGACTATCCTACAAGGATTTGAGAGCAATTTGCAGAGAGTATCGCTGCGGATTGTATAATAAGTAACTTTAAAGGTGGCAAATTGCCACCTTTATTTTTTGAAAAAAATTTGTTGAAAATTTGATGATTATAAATTATAA